TCTTTTATTGGTTCTTTATTATCTAGAATTCTTTCTACTTTTTGTTCTATTGTTTCTCCTTGTGTGGCTTCATTTACTTTGAAGCCACCTTTTGCGTATTTTATGTTTTTTTTGTACATTTTTTTTGCTTTTATAAGGGGGATTTTTCCCCCTTTAGTTATTATAAATTAGGCATTAATTTAGCTGACATTTTTCTTCTTGCTGTGTTTTGTACTCCAATTTGTACCCAGAAGTTTTGTGCATCTAGTCTTGTATCTGCAAAGATATGATTGAATTTACTTGGGTCTACATATGTAGTTAAGTCCTCAATTCCGTTTTCTCCTTGTTCGTATCTTCTGTTTAAAGTCATCCACATTTGTTCGTTTTCTTCTGCGAAATTTCCTCTTACTTGATTAACATTTGTCATGTAGTTAATCCATGCTGGTTGTTTACCTGCTGATTTAAATACTGGTTGTCCTTCTATTAGTTCTGTATCAAACCACGCCATTTGGTCAGTAATTAAGTCTTGGAATCCGATTTCATCTAATGCTGGTTGGTGGAAGTCAGCCATAGTTTTTAAGTTAACATCCCATTTGTTACCTTGCGAGTAATCAATTCTTGGTGTTAATGACACGATACCAATTACATAACTTGGTTCATCGATTTTTACCTTAATACTTCCTCCTTTGTGTTTTCCCGTTAATGTTCCTCTACCTGCAAGTGTTCCTAACGGTTGTCCTACTTCGTCTAGTGTTCCACTCGCTGTACTTACTACTTCTTGGAATGCTAATTCCTTAATTAATCCTCCTACATATGCAGGATTTTCTTGTCCTCTTGTTCTTTCGTGTGTGTAACTTGCATTTAACCAATCATCGTATGTACCCCCACTTATTGCGATTCTATTTAACATGTCATATACCTTTTTACTTAATTGTAATGTATCGATTGTAAATTCTCCGCTTGATGTATCAATCGCTGTTATTGCGTTAATTCCTGTGTCTCCATCTATCCATTCTGTGCTAATCCAGTTATTAAATAAGTCTGATTGATATGTTTTTAGTAATAGTCCTTCTTGTCCTGCTAATACACTCCATTTTGCCGGTTCATAATTTCCTGCTGATAATGGTAAATTATATGGTTCTATTGTTGTGCTATCTATAGTAAATGCGCTTACATCTTTAACTGCCATTAATATATCTTCTCGCATTGTGTCGATATTTTCTAATGGGAATGTTGTTATTTTTGGTTTATCGTTTGTTGGTACTACAATGTTTCCGTTGTATTCGTATGCTACCCATTCTACACCTCCTTGAATATATGGTATTGGATTACTACAATGTAATATATTATATGCTCCTAACCATTCTGATGTTTCGAATAATAAGTCTAATCTTCCTCCTACTATTTGTTCATTTTGCATGTAGTATAGAATGAAGTCTTTTGCTGTAACTTCATCGTTTTCTGTTAAGTATATCCATGCGTCTGTTACTGCTAGGTTTTGTGGTTCTGCTTCTTGGTTTGTTGTTAGTGTTATATTTGTTGTATTTCCACTAAATAGTTTAAATTCTCCTACGCTATTAGTATTATAATTCATAGGGTTATGAATTATTGCTCCATACTCTAGTTGCTTGTCTGCATAATATTGTTTGTAGATGTCGAAATATGCCAAATATGGTATTGCATTAAAGTTTCTTTCTGCATATTCGCTATCTGTTACTCTACCTAATCCTCTAATATTTAGGTAACTAAATATACTACTAGAGTTAATTTGTGTGTTATCTCCAATTTCTGTTACTGCATTACTTTTTATTTTTACTTGTGGTAATTTTACTTTTGCCATGTCTAATCCAATGTTTAGCATGTTCATGTGTAATTTTCCGTTGTATAATCTTATTGGACATGCAAATACGTCTAATTGTACTTTGTAACTTCCAAACAATGGTCCAATTGTTGGATGTGTCATTACATCCAAGTTTAAGTCGATGTCGAACGTGTCGCCCGGTAATCCTAATTCGCTCATGAATGGAACTAATGTTCCTGATGCCATTGTACTTCTCCATGTATATCCTAGGTCATGTGTACTTCTTTCGTAGTTGTGTAAACTTACTTTTTGTTTATTTCCGGAGCCTAATCTTTCTCCGCCTAATGTTACTTGACTCATTTTATTTTTTTTCTAATTCGTTAATATTTACTTTTGTGAATTTCTCTACTACTGCCCAAATTACTTGCATTACTCTGTTCCAATTAATGTCTTTTAGGTCTGCTTCACATTCTTCTTTTGTATTGAATAGTTGTGTTATTCTGTGTTTTCCTAATACTCCGAAGTATTGTTCTTCGTGTTTAATTATTGTAAAGGGGGTATCTTCTATTTGTTCTTGTGTGAAGATTTCAGAGTTCGAGTCTTTGTTGGTTAATGTTTCTACACTCATTTGTGTATTTAATGATTCCTGAGTTTTCATTTATCTCTATTTTTTTTATTGTTTTTATTTTGTAATAGTTTTTTATTACTTTTTTGTGGAGTATTTCTCCTGTTTCTATATCTATCCATTCGGATATTGTGTACCATTTTGATATTTTATTCATCTTATTTTATTTCATATATTTTCATTTTAATTGTTATACATTTTGGTTTAATACTTAAGTTCGATTCCGCTAGAGTTTGGTTCCATCTCATTTCTCTTTTAATTTGTGTTATGGCGCTATCTATGTCATCGAAATATAGTTTTGTGTTATCTGTTTCATTTTTTACTTCAATTTTCATCTATTTTATTTCAGTATGTTTAGTATTCTTATAAATTGTTTTTCTTTTCCTGTATATTTTTGTGTATTTTCTGTAACGGCAACCTTCTCTTTAGTAAGTACACCTTTTTGAGCTGAATACCAATCGCCATTGTAATTAAATTCAAAACCTGAATCTCTCATACAAATACCCATTGTTTCTCCATCATTAGTTCTTAAAAGAACTCCCGAGTAAACTTCCGTTAATAGGATTTCTCCTTTATTTGTTGTATTTATCTTCATCTATTTTATTTTTTAGTATTTTTAGTATTCTTATAAATTGTTTTCTTTCTGTTATTTTTTGATAGCAGTATGTTAATTCTAGTTCTGCTTTTTTTATTTCGTTTTCCAAATGTTTCTGTTTTAATTTCATATTTCCTAATTTTTTAACATTTATTTAACACTTGAACGAGGAGACGGGGTTCCCTCGTTGGCTCGTGAGAGTTTGTTTTCTGCTCTTTTTAGTCTTGTGTAGTGTTTTATTTTTCTAAGGTTTATTTCGTATCGTTTTTTTTCTAGTTTTTCTTCTGTTATTTCATTATTTCCATATCCTAGTCTTTTGTTTTTTATTCTGTAATATTCTCTTATTTTATAATATTCTTCTTCATTTTTGCTTATGTCTACTTTTTCTCCGCATACCCATCTTTCTTCTTTATCTAGTTTTTGTAGCCATAATTTTTCTTTTTCTTCCTCTGTGTATATTTTATTTCTGTAGTATATAGGCATATTTAATTTTATACCTTGTCTTGTTTTATATGTTTCGTTTGTTTTTTCTCCATTGTATTTATTTAGTTTTGCGTCTGGTCTTTCTATGTATTTGCTTCCTATTCCTGCGCTTGTTAGTATTTTACTTGTGTATTCTGTGTGTTTTTCGTCTGTTTTATTTACATATTTTACTATGTAGTTTATTGTTCTTTCGTTTACATATCCGCCATTTGTTTTATCTTTTACATCTGCGAAGCCGTATTTCCATATTTTTATTATTTCTTCTTTTGGTTTGTCTGTCCATATTAGTCCATGTATATGTATATTTTCAGTTCCGTTTTGTCCTAATTCTGTTACTAGCCAATGTTTTACTGATTTTTTATATTTTTTTCTCCATCTTTCTAGGAATCTTCTTGTTGCTAGTGTTGCTATTTCATTATCTAGGTTGTAACCTGTTATTCCTGTTATTTCTTTACTTAATTCTTTTATGCTTTCGTCACTGAATGTTAGTGTTACGAATTTCCCTTTATTGTCGTGTCTTATTTCTTCGTGTAGTCTTACTTGCCAATTTCTTGCTTTTTGTTTTTTACATTCCATACACTTTCCGCACCCTACTGGTACCATAAGTGTTCTTTTATCAAAAACGGGAGGTATTACCCCCCCGTTTTTTTTATTCGCTTTGTATTTGCGATTTTCTATTAATTTGGGATATAGGCACATTACTTTATAATGTTTGTTACACCTCCTACTAGTCCTAGTACTTTTTCAATCCACATTACCCATTTATTGTTTGTTGGGTCTGCTTTGAATTTTTCTAATTCTAATTTCATTTTTTCTAATTCTTGAGGATTTGCTTCTTCTTTGAATTTTCTTAATTGTTCTTTTAGTGCTGTGTCTGTACTTGTATTTATTGTATTTGCATTTATGTTGTTTATATCTGCTTCAGTTTTTGTTATATTTTTTAGTATTGCACTTATTTCTCCTTTATATTTTTGTAGTTTTAATGGTTCGCTATTTGTTCCATCTTGTCCTGCTTTTTGTAAAAGTCCTTCGAATGCATTTGCTAATGCTATTCCTTCTCCTTCTAATCCTTTTTTGTTTGCGTCTTCTAATTTTAGTTTTGTATCTGCTTCTATGTTCTCTTTTTGTGCTTTGATTAATTCGGTTTGATTTATCATTTGTTGTGTTTGTATTCCCATCATACCCAATTGTCCTCCTATACTTTCAGGTGTTGGTGCTGAAGCTCCTGCTGCTCCTCCTCCACTTCCACTACTTAGTGTTCCACCTGCTCCGCTTCCTCCATACATTAGTCCTACGTTTAGCCCTGCGTTTTCATAGTGTTTTACTTGGTTTTCTGCATTTGTATAGTCCCAATTTTCTTGTGCTAATTGTTGACCTTGTTTATTTAATGCCATTTGGTTTTGTTGTTGCAGTTCCATTAGTTTTTTTTGGTCTGCCATTTGTTGTTTTCTTCTTGTGTTTGCTGTTAAGGCTCCTACTACACTTCCTGCTGCTCCTGCAATTGCTCCCCATGGTGTTGCATTGCTTTGTGCTTTATTTGTTATATCCATTATACTCATTTTTTCGCGTCTTTTTTTAAAAGCGGTCGTTTCTTCTTGTTATATAAGAATACATGCGTACCGCTTTGATTAAATTTTTTTAATTACTCGTTTGTTCCTGTCGTGTTAGTACCTTGTATTGGCTCAACTACGTTGTCTTTTACTACTTCCATTTTTGCTCTACTTTCTCTTTGAGCTGTTTTAGTTTTTGCTACTTTATCCATTGCTTCTACTGCTATTTCCCATCTGTCTGTTTTGATATTGTAACCTGCTTGTACTCCATCTTTTCTATCCGTATAGATTAGTGGTGCTCCGTCTTTTATTGGTTCTTTATTATCTAGAATTCTTTCTACTTTTTGTTCTATTGTTTCTCCTTGTGTGGCTTCATTTACTTTGAAGCCACCTTTTGCGTATTTTATGTTTTTTTTGTACATTTTTTTTG